AACCTGAACCCGAACCTGAACCCGAACCTGAACCCGAACCTGAACCCGAACCTGATACTGAAATTGTTTCTAGTGTTCAAAAGATATTATGTTTGCATGGAGGCGGAGACTCTGTTTCTGGTTTCTCGAATCAAACCGGTATGCAAAATATGATAACAGATTTAAATGGAGAATATACATTTGACTTTTTATCTGCAAGTGGAAATGATAATACCAGTGCTGTATGGTGGAATGACGCCCCAACAGATGGAGATAGTAAAGGTACAACAACAGATGAAAATTGGGCACAAACAACAATTAATAAAATAAATAACAAAATAAATAATGATGGTCCCTATGATGCAATTCTTGGCTATTCACAGGGTGCTGCTGCTTGTATAGTATGGGATGCGTTTAATAGAGAAAATACTACTCCGTTATCAATAAATAAAATACTATTATTCTGCGGTTATTTGCCTGAAAATCATACTGGTTTAATAAATGTGATTGATAGAAATGCACCATCTGATACAAGAACTCTTATTTTTATTGGTGACCAAGATACTAATTTTAGAGGACTTGGATTAGGAATCAAAAATAAATTTAACAATTATATCGAATTAATCGATTCAAATGTAGGTCATTATGTTCCAAGAAGAATCGATGAAACTTATGCTGATGTATTAAATTTCATTCGAGTTAATACTGAACCCGACCCTGAATCTGAACCCGAACCAGAACCTGAACCTGAACCTGAATCAGAACCAGAGCCTGAACCTGAACCTGGTTCTCCTTCTTCTGTTATGGTACAAAATGTAGTTCCAAATTGGTTACAACCAACTTCATACGGTGCAGTTATGGGAGGCTATGAAAGTCAGTATACTGCTTGGTGCTCTCCAACAACTGCTGCGAATCAATTAGGATATCTTATTGATTTTGGTGGATTAAACATACCAAATATAAATGATAATATTGTTGCTGGATATGAAAAACCTTTTTCTACGGGCATTAGTACCATTGTATGGGATTCTAATAATGGCTGGGGTGATTATTTATTAGATGGTCCTAGTCATCGCGGAAATCAAAATGTAGTATCAGATTTTGGTTGGTATATGGACACCAATAATTTGGGTAGCGGTGGTTCATCCGCAAATAGTCAAGTAGGTACAAAAATAGGAAACATTTATTCAGGTATTAATAAGTTTTATAATGAATTTGGTTGGTATGACCTAGTAGGTATGAGTTATCATAAAGTTTCTCCTAATTTTATAGGAAGCACAAATCAATATCCTGAATATTGGAAAATAAATGGATATCAGACATCTGTTGGATTAGATAGAGAGGTTATGTTTCAAACTATAAAACACGAGATTAATAATAATAGAACTATATTTGCATGTTTCAAAGGATGGAATATTGTACAAGCATCATATGCAAATACAACAATTCTTGGAGAAGAGTCATACTCTGCTACATATTATAATTTTGGTACATTTACTTCATCAAATGAATCCACTGGCGAACAATATACAGAACAAATAAATGAAGGTGAATATGGAGATATTTTGGGACATAGTGTATTAATTATAGGTTTTATTGAAAAAGGAACTACTGATGACCCAGAAGGTAACACCGATTGGTTAATAGTAAGAGATAATCAGCAAAATACAGCACGTAATGTAATTATACCTTATCAAAATATGACATCACAAATATACCCAGGTTGGGATAATTTACTAGCATTATTGTATATTAATATTAATTATGGTTCTTATAAACAACTTTCACAGTCCGAACCCGAGCCAGAACCGGAACCTGAACCGGAACCCGAACCTGAACCGGAACCAATTGACTATAAAATAGATTCTGTAGAAGGTTATGTAATAATTGAAAACAATCCAGAACCAATAATATCCGGTAGAGGTAGATTTTATGCTCAAGTTAGTGATGCAAACAATGACGGAGGATTTGATGGAAAAGTAAATAATATTAAAAATTTTGTCGTTACAAATGAAGCCCTAAATTTAGAATTAACTTCAGATATTATAAATGAAATGCATTTAGATTCTTATATAGATGGTCTAAATAAGACTATTACAGAAGGAATGTCAATAAATGTTTATTTAGTTTATTTGAATTCTGGTACAAATCTGCGAAATCAAGGTAATAAGGTTATTTTTAATAATGAAATAATAGGTGTTGGTATAAGAAGTATAGAGACTGTATATTTTACAAACAGTAATTTTACCATAACAGATTATCCTGCAGATACTGTTAGTGGTTTTAATAAAAGGTCCTTTGAACCAAGAAATCCTGGTGATTCATTCAATCAAAAATGGAATAATGTAAGTAATAGTTATGACTGGTATAAAGTCTATTCAGATGGAAATATAAGTGATAATGTCTTTGAAGTTGGTTGTGATAATGGAAATAAAGGTGATTTCTTTAGAATAATAACATTGAATTTACCACCTGAACCTGAGCCTGAACCTGAACCTGAACCTTTATCACCAACTGATATTACTTTAAGTAATAATTCGGTAAATGAGAATGCAAATATTGGTGATGTAGTGGGAACCTTTACTACAACTGATGTTGATAGTAATACACATAATTATAGTATAATTAGCTCTGGTAGTCCGTTTACTATAGATGGTAATGCATTAAAAGTTAATGATATACTAGATTATGAAACAAATAATACATACAATATTACTGTAAGAACTATTGATGATACTGGATTAGATTATACAAAAGTTTTTACTATTACCATAAATGATATTAATGAAGGTCCTACTGACTTATTGTTAAGTAATACATCGGTAAATGAAAACTCTAGTGGAGGAACCCTAGTTGGAACGTTTAGTACAGTAGACTCTGATGCAAATAGTAGTTTTACATATACATTAAATACCTCTAATGTTCCATTTGCAATAAGCGATAATCGTTTAATATTGCATGGTGTATCAGTTGGTGATATAGATTATGAAACTACTAGTTCATATACAATAAATGTAACAACTAGAGATAATGGTGGTTTAACTTATTCAAAAGATTTTACAATTAATGTAAATGATCTTGATGAAGGAGATACAGTAACAATTTATCCTCATTCTGTTTTTACCGATGTTAATAATAATCAACATAATATAAATATTGTTGGTACTCTAGCTAGTTCTAATTATAAAGATATTGTACCAAAAATAGATGTTTTACATGTAAAGTTCGGTTATAATGTAACACAACTTGGGAATTTTGCATTTAATGGCTGCACTAACCTAGAAACTGTGATTTTCCCAGATAGTATAACAGATGTTTATCCGACTGCTTTTTATGATTGTACAAGTCTTACCACATTTAAAATGAATGCAGTAGCAGCAGAAGAGTTAGTTACACCGTTTACCGAAGGAAATCCACCATTTGGTGTATTCACGTATGGAAACGGAGGTAACATTTATAGTGTAGTACAACCAAACATTGTTCAAATACAAACTATAATTGGAGAAGGTGAACCAGAACCAGAACCCGCACCTGAAGGTGAACAAGAGGTTATAAATTTTACTGAAAATACGGTTATTTCAAATCTAATTGGACAAACTTATTCGTTTTCAGCAAGCGGTTCTTTCGATTACAAAAGTAATTATCCATATATGAGCGAGTCACAACTTAAATCTGTAATAGTTGGTACAACAGTCACTAGTATTGCACAGTTTTCGTTTTTAGAATTTAATAATTTAGAGTCAATTTATATTCCAGATAATGTAACTAGTATAGGTAGAAATGCATTCACCAATTGTACTGTATTATCAACGGTAAATATGGGTAATGGTATTACAAGTATAGGAACTACAGCATTTCAAAACTGTTCTAGTCTAGAATCCTTGACTATTTCTCATAATATGACAGAGATAGGCCATGGCTCATTCGCAGGTAGCGGTCTAACTACTGTTTATATGAGGTCATCTACAGCCGCTTCGTTAGGTGTTTCATTTGGTTCTAATAAAGTGTTTGGTGATAAGAGTGGTGTTACAATTATAGAGTTATCTGAACCAGCACCAGAATCAGAACCAGCACCAGAATTAGAACCTGAACCTGGTAGCGAGACAGTGTATTCGGATGAAACTACAGAAATAAAATATAATGACGATTCTGTTGTTAATATATCTGCTAGTTCGACAAATGGCGTGCTATCAAAAATGGTTGATATATCACCGACGCCTATCTTCTTAATTAAATCAGTACGTGTTGGTACATCATTCACAAGTATTGCAGAAGACTGCTTCACGGGTTGTAGCGAACTCGAGTTCTTGAGTATACCCGATTCCGTAACAGATATTAATAATAACATATGCTACAATTGTAGTAAGTTACAAACTGTAATTATGGGTAACGGCATAACAACTACTGGACGAACTGCGTTTACAAATTGCACTTCATTGACAACAGTAAACTTTAGTAATGTATTGGAAAGAATAAGTCTGCAGGCGTTTAGAAATTGTAGTGCTTTGCAGACAGTGGATTTACCTAATAGTCTAGTTTATATGGAACCTGCGGCGTTTTCAGGATGTGGAATACAAAGCATCACTATACCTGATAACGTAGAACAAATAATGGATTATCAATTTTATTCTTGCTCTGCATTGCAGTCCGTACAGTTATCTAGTTCTTTGGTATTGCTTGGAACCGGTTGTTTCAGACATTGCAATCTTTTAACTACAGTTTATATGACTTCTCAAGTTGCTTCTAATCTTGATGTAACTTTTGGTCAAAATACAAGTTTCAAAGATTCTCCTAATCCTGTAAATATTGTACAAATTTAATGGAAACTTTATTAAATAAATATAATTTGCATTAATAAAATTTTTAAAATACTATAATTAAAATTGATTAAAAACATATTCATAAATTATATATAAATATATATAACTTATGTCAACTTTTATGGAAAAACAAATAAATAACGGAGGTTCTAAAAATTCATTTACATTTATTGATTTATTTTGTGGTATTGGCGGCTTTCATGAAGCTTTAACGCAATTAGGTGGAAATTGTGTTCTTGCATCAGATATTGATGAAAAATGTAAAAAGATATATGAAAAGAACTATAAAATAAAGCCAGAAGGTGATATCAAAGATATTGATATACCTTCTATTCCCAACTTTGATGTCCTTTGTGCAGGTTTCCCTTGTCAGCCATTCAGCAAGGCTGGTCATCAAAAAGGCTTTGAAGATGACCGTGGTAACTTGTTTTTCAATATTTGTGACATTGTAAAACATCATAAACCCAAATATTTATTACTAGAGAATGTACGAAATTTATCTACACATGACGACGGAAATACCTGGAATGTAATACACAAACATATTTTGGACATGGGTTATTCTACCTACGATATTCCACTTATTTTAAATGTATTACATTTTAATGTTCCTCAAAATCGCGAACGTGTAATTATTATGTGCAAACGTAAAGATTTAGGTCCTCTTCAAGAGTTACCGGAAATTCCAAAAAATCCAAAGTTAATGTTGACACGTACATTAAAAGATTTTATTTTTGATAAAGAAAAAGACGAACACGAAAAATATAAAATTACAGGTAAACTGAAAGATGTAGAACAAGTATGGGATAAATTTATAAAATTATTAATTTCTAAAAACATATCTATTCCAAAATTTCCTATTTGGACGGAGTGGTGGGATAAGAAAACAAGCGATGACCCAGTATTTTATAAAAAATACAAAAACTGGATAGATAAAAATCAAGCTTTTTATGTCGAGCATAAATCAGTGGTTGGACCTTGGTTAAAACAGTCACGTAAAATCGAAAATTGGGCCGGTGCTGTTCGTAAATTTGAATGGCAAGCAGGAGAGGAACGTAGTGATGATGGTATGCATTCACTTTTATGGACAGCCCGTGGTTCTGGCATTCGAGCAAAACGTCCTGATTATATACCTACATTAGTTGCTATGAGCATGATTCCTGTATATGGAGCACAAAGTCGTAAGTTAACACCAAAAGAGTTATTGCGAATGCAATCCTTCCCGGATACTTTTGAATTTGTAGAAAAAGATATTTATAAACAATTGGGTAATGCGGTAAACGTAAAAATGATTAAAAAATGTGCAAATTATTTAATGAATGAACATGAACTATTTGATTAAATCAAGCACTTGAAGATTGACCTACGAAAATACATTTTGAAAATACTTAAATACATAGTAACCTTATTTACTAGTATGAGTAATTCAAATGATTTGGAAACCTCCCAACATGTTCAACCAACGATTATAGAAGCAAAACAAGTGAATGCTTTAAGTAATGCAAGTGTAATACATACAACACCTTCGATTGCAATTGTAGATCATCCTACACCAGAAATCAATAATGAATTAAAAATGACAATTTATTCGCGAGCAAAGGTAGTAAAATGGTTGGCAATTATTGATATGACATTCTTAACCATTAATCTTGTATTCTCTTTATTGAATAATAATTTATTATGGATATTTTTTATTTTTTTTCCGTTATGTTTTTTTGGATATAATGGTGCAAAAAAATACAAAACAACTCAATTGATGGGCTATGTAGGATATTTGGGAGTGATGACAATATATTACTTAATTTTAATGTTTTATTATGGTAATTTTTGGTGGTTACTAATATTCTTTTTTGAAATGTATATTTTGTATTATACATCTAAATTATACAATTTGATGAGATTATCGCCTCCTTCAGTAATCGAGTCACTACAAGAGGGTTGGGATCCTTCTGAACTGGTTTATTATTACTATTAAATTTATTTAATAAAACCAATAATTTTACATTGAAACGTTTGTTTTTCTGGTTTTTTATCTGGATTATATTATATGCTTCATTTACCAAATGAAGTACTAAGACACATATATTCATTTGATCCAACATATCATCATATTTATAAAAATTGTATTCATGAACTAAAACAAAAATGGAAAAAAGAATACAATGATTATGTACTTTGGCGTGCTCATTGTTGTTGAAGTATAGGATTTAAATATTATTTAGCAATACTTATTTAATTAAATCAATAATTTTGCGTTGCAATAAATGTTTTTCATCTTTATAATTAATGGATAATTCACTCAATTCTTTTTTATCATTTTGACTGAATAATTCTACTTTTCCGAAAGGAATTTTACTTGTAATACCATCTTTTGCTTTGGTAATTGATAAATATTCTTCCATATCTTTATAACTGATTAATGCCATACCATTCAATTCTAGAAACAAATAATAGTCAGCAGGGTTTGTTAATGATGCGGTAGTAAGTTCTTTGAGGGTATTTTTAATTTTATATTGAATATATCCTTTATTATTTCCTTTATTTGTAAATAAACCATGATCTTCGTACTTTACTTCGATTTTTACATTTTGTTCTTCATCAAGTAAATCATAACCTTCTTGGTCTACCCATTTAAATGTACCATTTGAATAAATATCAATGGATTGTTCTATAATATCCGATTTATCAAATCTAGATTTTCTATCATTTAATTGTGGTCCCAAACCATTTACTAATTTATAGTATCTTGATACGTTCAAATATTTTAATATTCTATCGCTATATTTTTGTGTAGCTGTTTTTTCATTTATGGATTCTGTATTTATTGATTCTGGTAAAGCGATTGTTTCATTTACAGGTTCTGGAAAAGTTATTTTTTCATTTTCAACAAAATCGATTATTGCTACACTGTTAATTTTATCTGCTTCCGTCATGTTTTACTATTGATTTAATCAATACGATTAAATCAATTTTTAATTATATAAAAAAATGTATAAATTTAAGCTGAGTGCTACTCCTAGCCAAGCAATATAAGGGACAAATAAATAAGCAGCTAATTGATTAATTGGATAAAATTGTATCATAGTCACTATTGCTAATCCTAACATCAAAATAATGGTTATTAAACCTAGCAATATCTGTTGATAGCGAAAGAAAATAGTAGTCCAAGATAAATTCAAAATCATTTGTAAAATAAAATAGGTGATTGGAGAACAATAGGGAAAACATTGTTTATTAAATAATACTAACGAAACAGAAATTATTAAAAATATGTACAAAATAGGCCATACAATACCAAATACATAAGGAGGTGGACTCCATGGAGCAGTTTTTAAATTTTTATACCAATTGTTCATTTATATATATTAAGATTTTTTATTATATAGTAAAAATTATCAATAATTACTTTTAATTAATTCAATAAACTCTGCATAATTATTAGAATGCATTACATTACAGTTTGAATATTTTTTATAATGGCCATTATATGAATTGCATTCTAATTCATGACCTTCACGAGCAAATATTATATTTGTTCCTCCAAAATAACTTGCTAATACTGAATTCCCTCCTTGAACAGAAATAAAATGGTCACAATTCGAATGTAATAATAATTGAAAATGATTAAAATTACTGATATTATATTTATCTTTTACCTCTTTGTATAGTTCATTTCCGTCCAAAATACCATAAACTGAGAACAATTCTTTTTCCTTTAAATCAAATATTTCACAACCATCACTTACAATATGATTTGATTGTGGCCTTATATAGATGATTTGATATTTACTGTGAAAGGTAGAAAAAATTTGCTCTAATGTATCTTTATCAATAAAGTTAATGGGTGGACCTAACCACTCTTCATTGTATTTATTATGGATTATCATAATTGGTTTATCAAATATAAAGTAATCATTTTTGAAATTATCTTTATAAGGAGGAGGTAAATATTCATCATAATTCAACTCTGTAACATGTGGATACTTATTTGGAACATTATTTGGTTCGATACATTCTCGTTTACTATATTTTTCTTCATGATTATTTGAAAAATAATATAATTCCTTAGTAAAAAAGGTACTTGCTGTTTGTTTTAATAAATTATTTTTATATAAATAATATGCATATGGAATAACAAGTTGCAACTCATAGCCAAACTCACATTGACAGTCAATTTCCATTTATAAATAATATTAAAAAATACTATTTATATTCTTAACTACGTAAAGTAAATGTTTTGGTAAAATAAGCCCAAAAGAAGATACCTACAAAACATTTGGAAAACAAGTCTAATACATTATACACAACATTCTTATTTACTTCATTAAAAAAGTAAGCCACACCATAAAATGCCCATAATATGAAGAACGCCAAATATAAAATCAAATTATCAAAATTGTATTGTTTGTATAAAAATTGTTGATATATGTAACCATATAATGCGGCAAAGAACCCGAAACCTAAGCCATTTGCAGTAAGTTTAGATAGAACATTTAATTCACCTAAATAGCCCATACCTAACATACCAAAATTAAAGAACAAAATCAATAAAAATTTACTAAAAGGTAAAGAACCTCCTTTACTATTATACAAAAATGCTAAAACTAATACTAGCAACATAATAGGAGTAGTAATTGACCAATCTGTATAACGCATTTTGTTTAATTTTTCATAATCCGTTTCTGGATTTTTTTCTACATTTTCTACAAATTTACTATAGAAAAAAGCAGCAACAACAGATATGCAAGTTTCTAAATTTAATATATGACGTACTTTTTCATCTTTGGTACGAATAGCTTCTATAAAGGTAATTGTTGCAGTTGTCATTAAAAATACATAAGTAATATAGAAACTGTTATCGATTAACAATTTATCATTCAAAGATAATAATTCAGTGGTTAATTTTTTTTCCATACTATATATTAAAAAAACATAATATTTTTTTTCAATCCTCAGAAAAAAAAATGAAAATTGGACAAAAATTTTTGTCCATTTTTGAAAATTTTTTTTAGCTTTTGGAAAAAAAAAATGAAAAATCACTTTACAGCATAATGCTGTAAATGCAAAATAAATAATTTATTACTTCGCTGCAAAGATTTTTTTTCGTAAAATTTAGGCGTTTTTTAATGTAGCATAAAAGTATGTAAAATGCTACATAAAAAAACGCCAGAAAAACGCCCAAAATATGAATGTAAAAAATGTTCCTTTATATGCAGCAAAAAAAGTGATTATTTGAGACATTGTAACACTGAGAAACATAATGCTACAAAATGCTACATTAATGCTACACCAAAAAACGCCAACTTTGTATGCAGTTGCGGAAGACAATATAAACACAGTTCTAGTTTTTATCGTCACAAAAACAATTGTTTTGTAACTGAATCACACCATGATATAATTGTAGACCCAGAAGATTGTGATACTGATAGCATAATTGATTTATTAAAACAGAATCAAGAATTTAAGCAGATTCTAATTGAGCAAAATAAAATGATGGTTGAACAGCAATCTGAAAATAAAAATTTGCAAAGACAATTATTAGAAGCAGTAAAGGATGGAAAAACGATTACAAATAATAATACTACAAATAATAATAACCAAAAGTTTAGTTTGAATTTCTTTTTAAATACAACTTGTAAAGATGCGATGAATATGTCTGAATTTATCGAAAATATAAATATAGATTTTAAAGATATTGAAAATATAGGCAAAAATGGTTATGTGGCTGGAATGACTAATATGATATTATCTAGAATCAAGGATTTGGATGTAACTAAAAGGCCTTTGCATTGTACTGATTTAAAAAGAGAAACAATGTACATTAAGGATAACGACGAATGGTGTAAAGATACTCCAGATAATTCAAAATTACGTGATATGATAACGATTGTTGGGAAACAAAATTGTGAAGCTATACCTTTATGGAGACAAGAACACCCCGAATGTTTAAATGGAAATCATCCAAAATATGAGTTTTGTGTTGAAATGATGAGAAATATATTAGGTGAAGTAGGTAACGAGCAAATTAAATTAGATAATAAAATAATAAAAAATTTATCAAGGCATTTATTAGTTGATAAGAATTAATAATAATCAGTAACCAGTTTATTAATATGTATAATCCTAGAATTAGCAGGGGCTTGAATGATAGGATACCATTTTTTAAATTTACGATGAAATTTACATTCGAATAATACAACTTTATTAAGGTCGACATATTTATCAATATTTGTGTTTTGAAAATCTTCTTCTGTATCACTTTCTTCGATATAATCTAAATTATCATTTTCTCTAATTTTACGAAAAATTTTGTTTAACATAATGCTAGTGCTATAATCAGGGATATACATAATATTATAATAAATTGCTTTTTTTTTTGCTCCGTATGCAAATAAATGATAAATGTCAAAATCTATATCGGCTTTTACCTCAAATATTGTATTGTATTTATATTGTGGCTTATTAAACTCCATTGTGTATCGCGAACGATAGATAGGTATATCTGGCATAATTTTATTATTTATTTTAGGAGCTGTCAAATTAATTCTATTAAATGAAACATTAATGTAAGGGACAATATTATCTAAAGAACGATATTGTAAATGATGAGCTTCATACCCAATTAACTCAACAATTTTAGGGTCAATTACAAAAGGCAATTCATTGTCTTTATTTTCATGCTTCCACATGTAAGGTAATGTAAATAAAATATCATGTTCAATCTCATTCATACTTACAATATATTCTTTTATATATGCTATTTTGCTTTGATAAGGAACATTTTTTATAAAAATCCCTTGGTAGTAATATATATCTTCAATCACTAAAAATCGTTTTTTATAATTATCTTCTGTTATTAAAGTACCATATATAATAGTACCATGAGACATTGGATGAATTGGATATTTCTTTATAATAGTTCCTTTACTTATTTTTTTTTCACGATTTATTTCAAATAAATAAGAAATGTCTATACTATTATAATACGTGTTCCAGACAAATACTTTTTTACCATTTGGTATAGCCATACAAATATTATAATTATTTAAATCTCCTTTTTGGGACATTGTTTCATATGAAGGCTCAAATTTGGGATATCTTCTTAAAAGATATGATAATTGGTTGTAAGAAAGTTCCATGATAATGTATTATTATTATGGAGCAATTACTTATTAAACAGAAAATAACTTTATATACTTTGCTTTTTTAGTATTTAACAGTTCTGTTCACTGAAATCTAATAATTCTTGATTCAATTTTTCAAAATCATTATCTTCAACTCTTTGCATATTTACTGTTTTGTTTATTATTTCTTCATTTTGTAATTTATGTATAATTTTATCATATTTATCGTTTTGAAAGTTGAATTTATCAACTGTTTTTTTAATTGAGTACTGATTTTTGAGATGTTCCCATAATTGATGAAATAAATATATTATTAAAATAGAAATGCATATATTGAATAAAATAGATAAAATAAAAGAATTCATATATAGTATTTTTGTTTAATTTTATGTAATTTTGAACTTAAAAACATAAAAATTGATTTGAAACTATTTAAATATTTCACACAAACTAGATTAAAATATGGTAAATATTTTATTGATAAAGAAAAATGGAAGTTTAAATATAACAGAATATAATGAAGAACAATTAGACAACCTTTATAAAGTTGCTGGTTTGAAAAATAAAAAACATTTTGATTTTGTTAGTGAATGGTATGTTGAAAATGAGAAAAATAACAGTTATAATTATTGTGTTTATGCTAAAACAAATGGAAAAGCAGGTAATGAAAATAAATATGATTTTCCACCACCTATTGACAATGAATTATATTTTGATACATGTGTAATAATAAAAAAAAAGAATAATGTATTGAAGTCTATTCGATTAGATGAATGGGAATTTGTGTACGAATCTTTATTTGGTGGTTTTGAAGACCTTGGTGAAGAAGATAGCGAAGATGAAGAAGAAGAAGAACTTGGACCTGATGATAAATTAACAAAATCTGGTTATTTACAAGATGATTTTGTTGTTGATGATGACGAAGACTTAGATGAAGAATATATAGACGATGATACTGATGATGATGAAGAATTTGAAGACGATGATGAATTTGATACTAGTGACGACGACGATGAAGAAGAATTTGAGGACGAAGACGAAGAAGAAGAAAATGATGATGATGTAAATACAGAAAATGCTGTTTCACCTGAAAGGAAAACAAGAAAGAAAAGTAAATCTGCAACAGTATTTGATTTGATGTTACCGGATAAGGATAGTGAATTAAGTGAGTAAAAATATTATAATAAACTCTAATAAACAATATCTATTTAATAACTATTAGTATGAATGAATCTTATGAAGACATGACAAATAGTGTAAGTGATAAATATAAATTATGTAAAAATATGAACTGTCAACGTTTTCCTCCTGATTGGGACCCAGAAGAAGATACAGAAGAAAACTATGAAGAAGACGAATGGAAAAAATGTGTTTTATGTATTGGATATTTTAATGATGATGGAATAGGAGATATTTTATTTATTGAAGAAGAACCAAATAATCAAACAGCTGAATGTAATTTATGTGGAAAAACAAAAAACATAGTTCAAATGAAAGGAACAGGCGAATATATTTGTCAAAATGCATGTGATGAAACTGACGAAGAAAGCGAAGACGACGAAGAAATAAATAAATGTGATGAATGTAATATAGAATTGGATAGAATAAGAGATGGAAGTACAGATAAAAATTTTAGATGTAACAATTGTTATTGGGAAGATACAGAAGGAAAATATAGTGATAATATAATTAAACCTGACTATAGGAAGAATGAAGAAGAAGAAAAAGAAGAACAACAAGAAGATAGATACATAATTTGTAATAACTGCAATGAAAGTATTGATTGCTGGAACTGCAATATATATTGTCTTTTTAAAGGAGATTCAAAACAACCTAAAGATGAAATGACCATTTGTCAACTTTGTAATGATGATTTAAGGGAAGAATTTGAAGAAGAAGGATATAATTGTGATGATTGGGATGAAATGTAAAAAATAAAAGATATAAAAATAACTTTGTTTCAATATATAATGAAAGTAGCATGTGGTATAATGTTTGATAATGCAAATAAAATATTAATGGGTTTACGTAGCGATAAAGGTCAAAACCCGAACTTTTGGGAATTTCCTGGAGGTAAATGTGAAGCGAACGAGACACTAGAAGATTGTTTGCATAGGGAATGGATGGAAGAATTAAATTTAAAAATTAAAATAGAAAAATTATTACATGTTTCAAAATCTGAAGACATAGAATGTTACTTTTTTATTGGAAAAATATTAGACCTTGGTAATTTACATGTGAATGTTCATCAATATGTAAGTTTTTATGATATTGAGCAATTAAATCAAATACGTTTATTTGAAGATGACCGAAATATTATTCCACTATTAAAAAATTGATTCTTATTATAAATGATATAATAAGAATATTATAACATAGAGTAAAATAATGCGAATTGTACCTGATGATGTTCTTTTTCGTAAAAATATGATTCTAAAGTTGGATGAAACAATTAATAATGAAACTATATCTGAAGAATTAGAAGAAGGAGTTTATGATTATGCGTGTAAAGAAGCTAATACATGGAAATTAATTATTCGATGGGATAATCCTGATTTTGTACAATTATATTCAGACCGTATGAGAAGCGTTTACATAAATTTAAAAAAAGGTAATTTGTTAAAAAACTTACAAGATTGTGAAATAAATGCAAAAACTGTGGCTTTTATGACACATCAAGAAATGAACCCAGACCATTGGAAAGATTTAATCGATAAAAAAAGAAAACGAGATGAAAATAAATACAACAATACACAACAAGCTTCTACTGATATGTTTACTTGTAAAAAGTGCAAGTCTAAACGTTGCACATATTATGAATTACAGACAAGGAGCGCTGATGAACCTGCTACTATTTTTGTTACTTGCTTAGATTGTGGTAAAAACTGGAAATCCTAGTAGAATTAATCTCTTTCAACGGGTCGACAATTTATTATCGAAGCAAATAAACCTATCACAATAACTGCTGCTATAATGACAAATATCATGTTTTCTTATTAATTAATGTTTATAAAAAATTATTTTAATTAATTTTTTTAATCAATTTTTATATTTTATACCAAAACTTCTAAATCACTCAATTTCCAATATTCACAACCACCGTTTGGTAAAGGTCTTTTAATAATGAATGGAGTTTTTTTTTCTTCAAACTCTTTTAATGCAATTAAATATCCATCTATCATATTAGGTTCGACTGGTATTAGTGGTTTTGCTCCTGCATTTATTTGCTTAGAACGTTCTCCAATTACACGAGCTTTTTCATATTTTGTCATAAATGGCACAGTTTGATGTAAAGGATCAACGATTTCGCCATTTTCATTACGGGTAATCTTAACTAAATTGTTAATTTCTTCATAATTATGAGATTTTAATTCTGGATGATACTCTTCTATAATGTTATCTTGAATATTTTCTTGAAATTTTTGTAAATAGTTTTCGTCATCACTTTCATCATCTTCATCAGAAAGATAAAATGTTTTTATATTTTCACTAATGTTTTCATTTCTTGTTTCCCGAATAATATCTATATTTTCATTATTTTCTTCTTCATCTTCGTCATCATATTCTTCTTCTTCATCATTGGGTAAGTCATCTTCATCAACGTTCTCATTATCTATATCTTCTTCAATTGAACGGTTTCTAGGAATACTAACTTTCCCGTTTTCAATTTCTCCTTCTTCAATATCACTTTCGACATCACTTCCGCTAACATAATCTTCTGCGTCCATAGTATCTAATATATGTATTATAGTATTATTATTTCTAAATGATTCAATATAAAAATCAATTTTTAATATTGAATTTCCTTAAATTTCTTCATTTGTTTTCCAAATATTATTGCAAGTAGTACACATATATACATATTTCATATTAGTATTATCATAACGCATATAAATCACCTCTGGAAATGTATATTCTCCGGAATCTTTTTTATTACTATTACAATCAGCATTTGGACATTTTATATTGAAAACACGAGGAAGGGTAGGGTCTATTTTAGTATATTCATTTATATGATAAGAATATTTCATATTTGTATTATTAGAATGAGTATCTATAATACAAGCACCTTCCATTGCTATAGAATTATCTGTATTTTTGCAATTACGACAGTAATATGTTAATTCATTGGTATTTTTTTCGTTAATACCAATGTAATACATGTTATCACATTGAGTACAAAACTTCATTATATTTCTTTTTATAACTTATATTTATATTATTTTTTTATCAATTTTACAATGTACAAATGAGAAATGAATAGGAAATCTTTTATTTATGAATATTTATTATAAAAAAGGGGGTTATAAAAATTGATTTTAAAAGTAAATAAAAATATGTCATTATATAATACACACAGAAATGGAAGAACAAACTTCCGCTGCTACTTCAAGTATTGTACAATCAGCACAAACGTACACTGATGTTTATGAATTTTTGAAATTACATTCAATTAAAAAAAACAGTCAGGAAAAAGGTAGTCATACAAATACAAGGATTGGAGATGCAAAGTCTAATATATATGGCGGGAATTATAATATACCCGATATAGAATATCCCGTCTTCTTGGAATTATACCATCGCGATATTATTTCCAAGAATGCAAAAGAATATTTGACTGAAAAGCAACGGGATAACGATGGACCATTATTAATAGATCTAGATTTTCGCTATTCTTATGATGTTGATGAAAAGCAATATACAAATGAACAAGTAGAAGATTTATTAACATTATTATTACAAGAACTTAAGGAGATTTATCAATTCGACGAAAATGTAGAATTCTCTATATATATTCTTGAAAAACCTACCGTAAATCGCGTTGCTGAAAAAAAAATAACAAAGGATGGTATTCATATTATTCTATGTGCTCAGGTTGAAAGGGGTATTCAATTATATATTCGCGAGAAGATGATAAAACAACTAAGTCAAAATTGGGATTTACCTATTATTAATACATGGGAAGATGTATATGATGAGGGCATTACAAAAGGGACTGTCAATTGGCAACTATATGGTTCTAGAAAACCAAATAATGATAAATATTCATTAACAAGAGTATTTAATATTTCGTATGATGATTCAGACGGTGAACTAATGATGTCTGAAAAATTGCTTTCTCAATTTGATATCGAAAAAAATATAAATAAATTGTCAATCAGATATAAAAATCATATATCTTTGTTTATGAAGAATGATTTCATGCCAATTTATAATGATTTTAAAAAAAAGAATAATATTGGTGGAGATAAACCAAATACAAATTCAAGGCAACTTATAAATCCAGCAATTACAAACCGAGAAAGGAATAATATGTATATTAACAATGTTGGAATTATTTCGAGTATTAGAAGCCAAGAAGAATTAGATTTAGCAATAAATTCATTTATTCAAAATGTGTCGGAATCCCTTACTGAATATGAGTTGAAAACATTATATGATTATGTTATGGCACTTCCAGAAAATTATTATGGAATGGGTTCTTATGATAAATGGATTCGTGTAGGGTGGGCACTAAAAAATACAAGTGAAAAATTATTAGTTGTTTGGTTAGCATTTAGTGCAAAATCTCCTACTTTTCAATTCAGTGAAATTCCTGATCTTTGTGAGCGTTGGGTAAATTTTCAAGTAAGAAATGATGGTTTGTCTAAGTTATCTATTATTCATTGGGTGAAAACAGATTGTAAATCAGAATTTGATAAAATATTTCGTTCTACATTAGACTATTATGTAGAGTTGACATTGAATGGAAATCAAGATAAATATAAACCACCAGATTATGATTTGGCAACTGTATTATATCAATATAAAAAACATGAATATGTATGTATTAGTGTAAAAAATAATCAATGGTTTCAATACAAAGATAATAGATGGGTCAGTAGTGATAGTGGTATTCATTTAAGAAGTGAAATTTCAAATCCAGTACGAGAATTATATAATAATAAATCAATTAACTTAATGCAGGATATTTCAACCATACGTCAAAATACTACAGCTATTTTAAATCAAGATGATAATCAACAGGATAATGAACCGATTGATATCAATAAAAAAAAATCAATACAATGTATTAATATTGTGAATAGATTAGGACAGTCAAGTGACAAGGGTAAAATAATGACAGAATGCAAAGAACTATTTTATGATGGACGTTTCTTAACGAAATTAGATACAAATCCTTATTTATTATGTTTTAAAAATGGTGTTATTGATTTTAAAGAAAAGATTTTTAGAAAGGGACAACCAGAAGATTATATTTCTATGTGTACAAATATTGATTATATTAAGTTAACTGACCAGCATAAAGAGTCTATTGATGAAATTCATGTTTTTATGAAACAATTATTCCCAAAACCAGAATTGTGCAAATATATGTGGGAACACTTAGCTTCTTGTTTAATTGGTACTTCACCAAATCAAACCTTTAATCAATATTATGGTGCTGGACAAAATGGTAAATCGGTTTTGGTAAATCTAATGGAAAAATGCTTAGGGGATTATAAAGGTGATGTTCCATTAACTTTAGTTACTGGTCGACGTCAAAATGTTGGTGCTTCCAGTCCTGAGATTGCATCTCTAAAGGGGAAACGATTAGCAGTGATGCAAGAGCCTTCAAAAGAGGATATTATAAATGAAGGTGTATTAAAACAATTTACAAGTGGTAAAGACCCGATTCAAGGAAGAGCTTTATTTTGCGATCCCGTTACATTTTATCCTCAATTTAAGTTGATTGTTACATGTAATGTGATGATGAAAATCAATTCAAACGACCATGGTACTTGGCGCAGGCAAAGGTTGGTTCCATTTGAAGCACTATTTACAGAAACCCCGGTAGATGATGATGAAGATAAACCATATCAATTCAAACTAGACCGGTTTATTGATGAAAAGTTTGATAGATGGGCACCTGTATTTATGTCAATGTTAGTTGATATAGCTTTTGAGAAGAATGGTGTAGTTGACGATTGCAATATTGTTGTTGCCAAGACTAAGGAATACAGGCAATCTCAAGATTATCTATCTGAATTCATTCGTGATAGGGTCGTGAAAGATTCGGATGGAAGAATTCGAAAGACTGAACTTAATAATGAATTTTCCATATGGTATGCTTCGAATCACGGAGGTAAAACACCTAGTCCTAGAGATTTACATGAATATATGAATAAAGAATTTGGAAGAATCAAAAATCAAGTTTGGAAAGGAATTCGTATTCGTTATGAATCGAATGAAGATGACGATGATATTGTTGAAGAGGAGGAAGAAGATAGTGATATTAGCAGTAGTGAATTAAATTAAATCATAAAAAAAGAACAAAATTTTTTCATGATTTTTCAAATCCGCATAATTGACAATAATAAAAAGTTTCACCATAAGGCCCTTCTTCTCTTTCTCTAATTATTTTATGTCCAGTGGTTTTTTTACAATGATCGTATATTTTTTGTTGTACATTATTTATTTTGCTTTCAACATTTTTTAAATATGCGGATAACTCATATTTTAAAAATAATAATTTTTCTTTTTCTAATTTTAATTCTTCCATAAAGTACGTTTATAAAAAAATATAATATTTTTTTTATAATAATATTAAAAAGTTTAAATACATGTACTAAGTAATTATAATGATACAAGCAAACATAATAGTATATTTTTTATTGTTTGGAGTTTGTAATTGTTTTACATTTCTAGAAAATATAAAAAGTATTTTTACTGTTAATAAATCACCATACATTTCAATAGAAAATTACAATGCAATAAACACAAGAGGTATATCATCATTTATAACTAATGAAAGATATAATGGATTGCCCAATAATTTATATAATGAAATGGTAGGGATGATGGAAAGGGATTTTTCATATCGACGAAAAAACTGCTTTTCAAATTTACCTTTTACGATATTGCTTGCTATTAAAGATAGTGATGTTGTAGGAGTAATTACCGTTGAATGTAGTGATATCGATATTAATGGAAAAAAAGAGAACCATCCAGTAATATCAAATTTAATTGTTAGCAAAAAGATGAGAAGAAAAGGAATAGCAAAATTATTAACCACGCGGGCTGAAAAAATAGCAAAATCATTTGATTATAAAGAAATATATTTATTTGTTAATGTAGAAAATATACCGGCTATTCGGTTATATAAATCACGCAGGTATAAATCAATTGATGACAAAAAAGAAGCTACAAGAATTGTATTCGAAAAAAATAGATT